TGGTATATTACCTCCGTTCTATGGAAACCCCGCTTATCATCCTCGATGAAGCAGGCGACCTGCAGTATGAAGCTTTCCTGGAACTGAAGGCCTTATGGAATGCCACTGAGCGCTGCTGCGCCTGGTATATGATGGGGGCAGACGGATTGAAAGAGAAAATCAACCGGTCCATAGAATGTAAGAAGGTGGGCTATACCGAAATGTTGAGCCGTTATGGTGACCGGTACAGCAAGGTGACTCCGGATGATGGAAAGGAGCGCGAACAGTTCTTGAACAACCAGGCACGTATTGTAGCCAAGGTAAATGCTCCTGCGGGGGCTGATATAGCCCAGATTGTACGGAAGACATGCGGTGGTTTGAGAAGAGTCTATACCGAGATTGAGAAACTTAAAATGACAGCGGAATAATGAAGCGTGCGTACAGTCCGAAGGAAATAGCCGCCAAGAAATGGGTTACTCTGCCGTGGGATGAGAAATGGAGCAAACCTTTCGGGTTCCCGGCAGAGAACGTTTCGTGGTTCATCAGCGGTGCCAGTGCCAGTGGGAAAAGCAGCTTTGTGATGCAACTTGGAAAGGAACTGTGCAACTATGGGACGGTGCTGTACATGAGTTACGAAGAGAAAATCAACCAAAGCTTCCAACGGCGTATGGGTTATCTGAAGATGAATGAGGTGCAGGGTAAATTTCGTGTGGTGACAGAAGGCAGTCTGGAGGAAGTGATTGCCAGACTGAAAAAACCGAAAAGCCCGAAGTTTATCATCATCGATTCCTTTCAGGTGGCCGGATGGGATTATCCGCAGGCTGTGGAACTGATGGAAACCTTTCCGAAGAAATGTTTCATCTGGATCAGCCAGGAAAAGAAAAGCCAGCCGATGGGTGGCGGTGCAGTAAGATTGAAATATATCTGTGATATGAAGATTCGGGTGGTCGGTTATAAAGCTTATTGTCAAGGACGCGCCATTGGAGACCCGGGAAGCTATTATGTGGTATGGGAAGACGGAATCATTCAAACAAGTAATAATTTACCAAAATGATTATGGATAATAACGAGAAGGCTTTTGAAAGCTACACCGGAACTGAAGTGTTCCAGATACTGCTGGACGGAAATTCCAGCCGGTCCGTATTGGATGACTGGCTGGAGCGAAACATCCAAAGCGACTTAAAAGTGAGAAGAGCGAAAATGCCCGGTCATGTCGTAATAGAAACGGGTGATGTCTTGTTTGCACGTAATGTGCTGATATGGAATCCAAGTTGTAAAGTAAACATTAAAAAGATTTGAAGTGATGGAAAAGAAAGAAGAAAAGAAAGTGTGCTGCATCTGCGGCAAAGAGTATGAGGGCTACGGATACAATCCGTTCC